ATTTGGCCGCCACACTTGACGCTGGCCAGCATTTTGCTCGGAATCTTGCCGTTCTCAATGCCCTGTAAAGCCGCTGGGACGACCAGTTTCTTGTATGGGTACTTCGATGCCTTTTTGGGCTTCTCGGCTGGCTGCACGGCTTCTGTGGGCTTTGCGGCGGCTTTCTTGGCGGCTTTCTTGATGGCCATTATGACGCTCCGTCTTCCTGAAGGACTCTGAGTGATTCGGTGCCGGTTGCAACGATCGCCCAAACCTCATTGTTCGGGGGCACGAAAAGGTCGAATGGGACGGTGTGTTTTTCCGTTGCGGTGCCGTTTGCGGCGGTGACGTCGGAGCCGCCCAGGTAGACGGTGCCGTTGCCGGTCACGTGCAGATAGGCGGTTTGCGGTGATGCGTTGGCCGTGATGATGCGCGTGGCGGTGGTGGTAATGGTAAATGCAAGGGATTTCATTCGTCGGCCTTTCCGTCGCCGTCGAGGTCGCGGCCTTTGCTAGTGGAGATCATTACCCCTGACAAAGTACCCGACAGGAAGAGCACGATTGGGCTGATCAGGTTGAGGAGCTCTTTGTCGGTCTCGGGCATCGTGGGGCCTTGGGGGATAAAAAGCAGGTTGATGAACACAGCGACCATGGTCAGCACCAGGGTGCCGGCGAGGGTGAGGCCGACGTAAAAACGCAGCCTGGCGTTGAGTTGCTCGGGGCTGTAGGGCGCTCGGTTGGGTTTGATTTTTTCTAGCACGTTGCGGCCTCCATGCGGTCGATGGGTTCGGTGCCGGCGGTGACGCCGATTAGGGCTCGGTTTTTGGTTCTGGTCACGGTGGTGGTTGGGCAGTCAACCCAGACTTTGTTGTTGCAGCTGCTAGCCAGCACGGTGATTAGCGCCGCCACAATGGCGACGCGGGTTTTCATTCGGTTATAAGCCTTTCGGGTTTCGGCGGATCGTCGGTCGGATCAGTGAGGCTTGTCGGTTTGCCGCAGCCGCCGCACTCAACAATTTCGGGATTTCCCAATATCAAAAACGCAATGTTTTCATGCAAGCATTGGTCTGTTTTGCATGTTGCTGTAATCACGACAACCTCACAATCACGCCGACTTCAATGGTGTCGGTGTTGCCCCACGTAAAAGGAACTGAGGCTTGTGTACCAACGCCTTGCGTATATGTGCCGTTCACTAATCCAATAACTACAAGCAAATTGGTATCGTTCCAACGATTTAGCCACCCGTAATAGTTTGCGATGGCGGTATCTGTAATTGTTGTTTGTGATGATACGGGCGGGTTTGGGGCAGTCCAACCAGACGGCAACGAAAAATAAGCGTTGGTACCTACGGTTGAAGTAGTGCCCAATGTAATGCTGCCTTGCACAAATCCGATTTTGTTGAATTTTGAATATCGAAACGATTGTGTGGCGTTGCCGACGGTCAAATTGGTCCATGTTGGTGTGTAGGTCGTCCATGCGCCAGCCGCGTTTAATTCCGCAGCCGTCAAAACTTGGCCGGCGACGTATGTGCCAAAATCTGCCATTAGTACCCCAATCTGTTTTGGTCGAGTTTGCCGAACACGGCGTCGTCAAGAATTAGATAATTATTTAGGTCTGCGCCCGAAACGTCGTATGTGTACCGGGCGCCTTCGGGTGTTGCGGTCAACGATACGCCCTCGATCAAGCAGGTGTATGTCGTCCCGCGGAACGTGACGTTGACGCGGGCCCCGATCATTTCCTGCAAGCCAGACAAACCAAGTTTGTCGAGCTGGAAACTGTTTTGGGTTTCGGCCGAGCAGCTGATTTGACTGATAGCGAATTTCTGTGTCTGGTATTGGCTGAGCAGGAAGTTGGCTAGGTCGGTGGCTTGGCTCGTCGAGCTGTTGAAAGTGTTGACGGTCAGGGTGCGATACGGGGTGGTTGCGCCGGCTTTCAGGACGGTTTGCACGGCATACGATTCCGGTTTGACTTGCACCTGCGTGTAGTAGTTGTCGGCCAGTGCGTCGAAACGCAGATTGTCGTACACCTGATTTGTGGCGTTATTTGTCGTGTCGGAGAAATTGACGGTGCAGACCGCGCCCAGGTAAGGGCCGCGGACGACGATGCTGCCGATGCCGCCGAAGTCGGCCATGCGGCCGTTGACGCTGACTAGTGAGCTGTTCAGCCAGTCGCCCCATGTGCCGTTGATCGTGGTGGCCGCCATCTGTGGGTCGGAACCGACGAAACCTGATGACGCGGTCAGCCCCGTTTGGGCGTTCATTGTCGTAATTTGAGCACCAAGTGTGTTCGCCGCCATTGAGTAGGCCGCGCCGTTCATGCGGGCCGCTTTGGCGAAAGAGCCTTCAAATTGGATTTGGATGTAGTCGGCTGGGCCGGTGCCGGAGCCGTATGGTATGCCATAGAGCACGTTGACGTTGCTGATTTCGCCGCCGATGCCATACGGGTATGCGGCAATGTTGGGTGACAGGATTTGGATGGCGGTGCCCGGTACAAGGGCCGTGAGTGGTGATGCGAAGCCGGTTGGGTAGCGGGCGATGATGGTGCCGCCAGATGCGTTGTATGCGTCGAGCTGATTGGCGCGGCCGCCGCGGAAGGTGATTTCTTGGACGTTTGTGAGCGTGGTGAACGTGCCGCCCGGAAACGACGCGTTGTATTGAACGATGTAGTTCCCGGGTGCGCCCATTAGTACTGGTTGCCGATCCTGATGGGTACGGAGCCGTTTTGGCGCATGTAGTTGCGCAGGGCTTGGACAACGGCGTTGGGATCGCCTCCGTTGACGTTGATTGTGACGTTGGTGCCGCCACTGCTGCCCATGCGGTCAAGTGGTATGACGGCTTCTGGGCCTGCTTCGCCGATCAGGGCCAGTGTCGGGCTGGTGACGATGCCGCCGTCAGCGAGCTTGGGAATGTTGGGGACGTCGAAGCCGAAGCCGCCGATGCCTGGCACCCACCCAGGGATTTTGAATGACAAGCGGCCGACGGTGTTATTCCATGCGTCGGCGATGCCGTTGAAAAGCCCTTTGTAGATGCCGACGTAGACGTTGACGGCTGTTTTAATCGCGTTAACCACACCCATAAATGCGTCTTTTAATGCGTCGCCGAGACCGTCGACGATGTTGCGGAACGTCTCAAATTTGTTGTAAGCGACGACAACAGCCGCGCCGATAGCGACAATGGCTGCGGTAGCGAGCACGATCGGATTGGCGGCCATGACGGCGTTAAACGCGGTTTGTGCGCCGGTGGCGATGGTGGTGGCAACGGTCCAGGCTTTCATGGCGACGTTGGCGGCGATGATCAGACCAGCGATGGTGCCAAAAGCTGCGGCAAGCGCAACGACGAGCCCAGTGTTGTTTTGGACGAACGTGGCGAGCGACTGCAGAACGGGCAGCAGCTTCTCAATGATCGGCAGCAGGGCCGCGCCGATCGATTCTTGCGTTTCGCTGATGGCCACCGACATGCGTTTGAATTGGCCTTCGGCTGTGTTGGCCGCGTTTGAGGCTGCGCCACCGAACGTTTTTGATAGCCGGTCACCAATGTCCGCGAAACTGCCACCTTCTTTGATGACGGCTTTAAGGGTTGGGTCGAGCTTGTTGAGAGCGAGGTATTGGCCGTTGTAGCCCTTGGACAACGCTTCGGAAACGCTGGTGAGGTCTTTGCCGGTGGCCGCCGATATGTCGAGGGCCAGGTTGAGGAGGTCTTGGGCTTTGGTGACGTCGCCGGTGCCTCGGGCCAACGTGGCGAGCGCGTTGCGGAGGTCTGTGTCGGCAACGCCGGTGGCCAACGTCATTTTGGTGATGAGGTCTTCGGTGGCGGATACCTGGGCGTCGGTGGCTTTGGTCGACGCTTCGAGTGTTCGCGCCAATTCCGCCGATGATTTCTGGTCTTCCATGGCGGCTTTGGCTGCTGCCGCGCCGGCATAAGCCAAACCGGTCAGGGCTGCTGCAGCCGGAAGAGCGGCTTTCTTAATTGCAAACTGGGCTTTTTCGCCGGCTGTTTCAAGCTGTTTGAATTCGCGGACGGCTTTTTCAATGCCAGTACCGTCAAACTCGGAAACGATGGGAAGGCTGATGCCCACTATTTGCCCCTGACTTTCCGCAGCTCTTCGTTGGCGGCTTTGGTGACGTGGTCAACAAGGTCACGCATTTTGCTGGTGATATCGGCTTCGTACCGGGTAAAGGTCGGCCACATGGCGCGGGATGGTTTGCCGAATTTGCTGGTCAATCCGTGAACCATGTTGCGGCCTTGTGGCGTTTTGTAGTCTGCTGATAGATCGAACAGAGTGGCGCGGGCGTTTTGCCATTTGATGCCGAACACAGCCAAGTTACGGGTGACGCCGTTGAATTCTTTGGGCTTTTTGCCGGAGACGTATGGCTTGACGCTTTTCTGAGCCAGGCCGCCTTTCCATGGCAACATTTGAAACCCGGATTTGGTGGTCCATCGCCGAGCGAAGCCCGAGATCGGTACGTCGACTGGCACTTCCATTTGCAGTTCTTGCACCACATCGTTGACGATGTATTTGTAATCTTTTGTGATTTGTCGACGCAGTGATTTGTTGTATTCCTGCAACACTCGCAGCGAGTCTTTGAGGCCGACGACTTCGATTTTGGTTTCGGCTGTCATCGTTTGCCTCCTTTGCGCTGTTTGTTGATGATCTCGATGGCTGTGGCTAGGTCCTTGGCCTCAAATGGTATGTCTGGCGGCCAGTACCCGGTGGCTACCAGCAGCTCCGCTAGGCCGCGGGAGTAGCTGCCGGTTGCGTAGGGTTTTGGTCCTCCGATGACACGACGTCGAGGCTGACAATGCTTTTCAGGTACTCGTCGAAGAGCAGCGGGACGGTGATGCCGGCTTGTTTGCTGGCTTCGTATGCCAAGAACGCCAGGTCTTCGGCTCCGATGCCTGCGGCCAGATCGCCGGCGCGGCGTTTGTATTTGCGTTCCCATGTCACCACCGTAAACAGGTTGGTGGTGACGGTGTTGGGGCCGCTGCCGGTGTCGACGTTGATGCTGATTTTCATTGAGTTTCTCCTTGCACGGTTGGAGTGGTTGTATTACGGGGTGATGTCGCGGACCCAGGTGCCGCCGGTGAACGTGAGCTCAAGCATGGCGAGCTCTCCGACGGTCGAGTTGATCGGTGTGAACGTCGACAGGAAACAATTCGAGATGACATACTCTGGATTGCTTGCCGACTCAGTAGTGCCGCTGGGGCTGATAACGAGCGTGGATTCTTTGCCGACCATGGCCGCAACTGCGGTTTCAGTTTCCGCCGTTGCGCCAGTGCCGCCGTAGGCGAGGAAAAGGGTCATTGAGACTTCCACGGATTGCAACCCAGCCGTAAAGCGCCTGCCAGTGTCGCCGAAGCTCGTTGCCTCCAGGGCCTCCGAGCCCACGGTGACGGTCACCTGGTTCGCTTCCGCACTCAAATCGTAGGTCGTCGCGCCTTGGGTGATGTTGATGGTTGCGTTGCTCAAAAATGTTGTGGGCATTGTCAGTTTCTCCTTGCCGCGATTGCGACTGTCAGTGAGTATGCGGGTATTTGTTGATCGCCGACGGTCACGGAAACGGGCCTGCCGCCGGTGACGGCGAGCGTGGTCGAGGCCATGATGGTGTCAGCGGTCGTTATCAAGTAATCCTCGGCGTCTTGGTTGCCTGGTGGCGCGGCGAGGATCAGCAGCTCAAAACGTATGTCGCCCACGTTGTAAGTGAACGCGTCAAACGTCGGCGGGTTGATCAGCACGGTTAATGGTCGAGCGTTTCGCGGATCGGTGACCGACACGACCCCAAGCGCAGTCAACGCGTTTACGATGGCGGTGCGGGAATCGGCGAAAATGCCTGATGCGGGCATTAGGCCACCTGGCTCCGGCGGATGCCGAGGAGACGCATGATCTGCCCCATGGAACCGATTGGGGTTGGTGCGCCCAGCTCGTTAAACGATGCGAAACTGTCGACGGAGCCGCGTTCACGGTACAGGGCTCCGGCATACATGATGGTGCCGAGCTTGACGGCGCTACTTGGCGCGGTACTGAGGCTTTCGGCTTGGTAGCCGGCCATTTTCCGCGCCTTGTAGGCCCAAGCGTTAGCAGCATCCGTGCATGCCCCAACGAAGGCTGTGTCGTTGGCGGTAGCCACGGAAATACCAAGCCACGAAAGAACATCGGCTGCCAAAATCCAGGTGCACGTTTCTGTCCAGGTCACGGTGCCGGCCATGGTGTCGCGTTCGACGTCGGCGGCTGTGGACGCAAACAGCAGCTGGTTTTCAATCAGCTCGTCGTAGTCGTAGACAAAATCGCCTTCGTCGTCAACGCCGGCGAAACGGTAGACGGGCACCGCCAAGACGGTGAACGTGCCGTTGAAGCCAGTTGATCCTGCGATGGTGATGGGTTGGCCGATTCCGATTTCTGTGGCCTCCAAGGTCTGCACCACGGCATAGTTGTCCTGACGCATTGCGTGAGTCAGGCTAAATACGGCCATGGTGCAGCTCCTCGGTGGTCAGCAGGTCAGGTCAGGATGCGACGCGCTTGACGAACTTGTCCGGATCGATCATCAGGGTGGCGAAGTAGCCTCGCCACGCCAGTGTGCGGCTCAAGGTCGACGGCTGGTCCAGCGAAATTGCGCCCTTCTGGTTTTCGAAAATTTCGAAGCCCGAAGCGTCGCCGACGATGATGGTGCCTGCGGCGAAGTTGCGATCAACGACGACGCGGAGGCCGAACGCAAGTGCGTCGGTCGAGCCAGGCGAAACCGATCCAAAAGCGTTCATCGGACCGACCTGCGGGAACAGCGGGCGACCGGCGGTGTCAACGAGCTTGCCAAGCGTCGACCACTGGTCGGGAGCCAGGAACAAGTGCGTGGGCAGGTTGCCGTTGCTTGACGAAAGAATCGTCGAAGCCGCGCCGTAGACCCATTCAACCCACTTGGCGGGGTCTGCGAGGTTTGCGGCCGAGAGTACACGTGTGGTGGTTGCACCGGCCACAAGGGCGTCTGCTGCGACGTCGTCGGTCTGGTTGGCGTAGATGCGCGCCATGTCGTCGAGGATGAGCGAAAGGACGTTCGGGTCCGACCAATCGAGATCCTGTTCGGACAGGTTCACGTAGCCGCCATAGGTGGATTTTGTTACCTGGTTGTTGAACACGACGAACGTGCCCGACTGGAGCGCTGCGTTTTCAGCCGACTGGGCACCCATCGAGGTGTGCGTAGTCACTTCGGGGCGAATAAACACCTTGCCGCCGCCGGGCATCGCCTTGGGGCCGATCGCGTCAACGACGGGTCGGAGGCCGCGAAAGTTGTTGTAGACGGGGCCGACGATCGGCGTCGGCAGGATGCCGGGCGTGTCGGTGGTGACGACGTCGGGCGCGGCTGCGCGGATCGCTTCACGCATCTGGTGCCAGGCGGAGCCGCCGGCGATTGCGGCTGACAGGTATTCCGCTGCGGTCGGCAGTGGAATTTCCTTGCGTGCCGTCGCGTAAACGATGGGCTGGACGGGGATGGTTGCCGGTGCCTCGGGGGCCTCGGCCTTGATTTCTTCTGACACGTTTTCCTCCTCAGGAGTGTCGGTGGGTTGGTTTTCGTCGTCCTCTGGGTCGGCCGAGGCGGCGATTTCGGTGATGACAGCCTCAGCGAAGGCTGGCACCGCGACAAGGCTGAGCTCGATGAGGTCGGCCTTCGACACGATCATTGTGCCGGTTTTGTCGAATTTGAATTTGGTTGGGTTTGCGCCGACGGACACGGAGTCGTATGCGCCGGCCTTCAGGAGAGCGACTGCGTCGCGGCTGGCTGCCGTATCGGCCAGCGTGGCCTCAAACTGAAGACCGGACTCGGTGTCGGCGAGGGAGTTGACGACACCGCGAAGCTGTGTGAGATCGTGGTTTTCAACGAGCTTGGCGGCCTTTTGGTTGACGTCAAAAGCGCCGCGAAGAAAACGCACTTTTTGGCCGCCTGAGACGGTCGCAGTGACGTTCCATGGGACGGCTGTGCCGGAGATGCGTGGCGCTGGGTTATCGCCTTCGGCTGCTGCAAGCAGCTCGACGTTGGCGGTGAATTTGAGCATGGTCACTCCAGGTTCATTTCGTCTTGGGGCAGATCGGGCATGGTGTCTTCGGGCATGTCTGGTGCTGCGGGTTCGCGGTAGATCTCGGGCTGCTCGACCATGAATTCTTCGAGGTATTCGTCAACGTCGAATTGGACGTGGCGGCCGTTGGGCAGCACGTCGTTCATGCTCAATCGCTCTTGGATGGCGTGAAGCACCGGGCGGGCACCGAACAAAATGAGATCCTGGCGTGACTGTTGTGCGTTGTTGTACGTCATGCCGGACTGGTCAATGCCCAAGAGATAGCCAGGTATGTCCAGCAAACGGGCCATTTCGAGCGCCTGGTATTTGCGCGACTCAACGAGCTGCAATTTGCTCGGGTCAGACTTGAATTCTTTCCATTCGACGGCCGAGTTGAGTGCGCCAATGGCTGAGACGCGACGGGCGTTTGACCAGGCGGCGGCCAGTTCGCCCAGCTCTTCGGAAGACATGGGCTCGGAGTTTGCGGTCTGCTGGAGGTAACCGGCGGCGATTTCGGTGGCTGAGAAGCGTTCTGCGGCTGCGTCAAGGCGAAGGGCGACGCTGACGGCGCGGCGGCCCGCATACACGATTCCTTGATTGGGGGAGAGGAACGTGATGACGTTGTTGACGTCAAGGGGCATGCCGTTAAATTCGAGTTCGCTAGGCATGCCGAACCACTCGGGTGATGCGGGCATTTTTTGAGACGCAACCATGTTCGCCGGCAGCCATTGGAAGGTTGCGGGAAAGCCGGTGCTATAGCGCGACGTGACTGCCCAGTGGGCGCGGCCATACATGATGAGGTCGCGGGCGGTCTTGCCCATGATCCATTGGCGAGGCACCGACGGATCAGGTCGGCTCATCCACGTTTCGCCTTGGACCCAAATCTTTTCGTATTCCTCGCCGGTCCACTGAAGCACGTAGGACTTCAGGTCAAGGGTGCCGACGACGGTGGTGAGCAGGCTGACGGCGCGGCTGATCGTTGGGACAGATAGGGCAGCTTCTTCGGACGCCCCGACGGAGTACGAGTAAAACTGCCCTATCTGCGACGCACCGGCGGCAGCGCCTACGGGGGCGTGGGCGACAGCGGGTGCCTCGATCTTGCGGCGGAACAATGCCATTAGCTGCAGTGTTGACACAAGTTGGCGGCCGTATCAAGGACCGCCGATAAAGATACGAAACGATAGCCCTATGGCGCAAACGCCACGGCCGCCCTCGACTTCGTTTGCGGTCGAGCAACAAGCGCGGCGGCCCACACCATGCAGCGCGCCAACGTGATCAGACCAGGCGATTTTTGTGACGACAGGACGTAGCCGCCTTGGGTTTTGACGCCGACGGCACGGTTGACGTGCTCCAAAAGCATTTGTTCGCCGGTGTGAGCGAGCAGCCGTTCGGTGATGAACTGGCGAACGGTGCCGGTATGGGTCAGCAGCTCGGAGTAGCCGACAGTGATTTTTTTGCGGTCAAGGCTGGATGGTGCGAGCTGTGCCAGCGACGGAGTCAGCGCAACGCCGCTCAGGTCTGGAGCCAGCCGGTCAATTTCGGCCCACACTTCAGCCAACGTTTGCGCGATGAACGCGACGGTCACGCCGATCCGCCCGTCGTCAAGCTTGACGGCGCGGACGGCCGCGTAGTTGCTGTCGTCGATGGAGCTGTCGACGGCGAGGACGCCGCCGGCGGGGATATGGTCGACGGTCAGTTTGTTGAATTCGCCGGGGTTGACCCATGCCTGGGCAGAGCTAATCCACAGGTTGAGCGACGCTCGGAGGAAGGCGGCCTTGTCGGCCATGCCAGACTCATCTACCAGGGTTTCGGGGTCGAGGGTGTAGCCGATGGCTGGGTTGGCCATATGCCAGTAGGCGGGGTCGTCCGTTTCGACGCCAGGCGGGATTGACCATTCGGCGAAGAACAGTTTGCCTGGCTTGTCTTCGTCAATAGCCCGCAAACCCTCTTCGCGGAATTTGATCATCGCTTTGGAGTCTTCGGTGCCGGCGGTCGACCACATTGACAGCAGGGGCTCTTGGCGGGCGCGTTGCGATGGCAGTGCACCGTTGAAAAGCACGTCCGACGACACGTTCCAGATTTCGTCCGCGACGATGAAGTCCGGCGAATAGCCGTGAAAAGCTTTGGGAGTGGCGGCCTGAACCAGCCAGCGGGAACCGTCCGGCATTTCAAGCTCGTTGCGGCCGTAGCTCCAGTACGGTTTCGCCCCGAATTTGGCCTCAAGCACTGGGGCCAAAACCTCGAACTGCTCGACCGCCAAGTCAAGGCTGTGGGCCGTCGAGATCAGCAGCACCGGCTGGCCGCGACGGATCGGCTCTTTCGTCAACGCCCAGGCAATCAACGCCCGCAACGCGACAGATTTGCCGTTCTGTCGGGCAACCGAAACCAAACTCCGCCGATAGCACAGGCCGCCGGCGTCATCATGCGACAGCTGGCCGGTCAACGCCTCAACCTGCCATGGCATCAGCTCGACCGACAGAATGTCCCGCGCCACAGCCGCGACTTCGGCACCGTAGGAGCCTGAACCCTGCCCCCTGGTAATCAACCTCGGCGGAATCCGCCCAGGTGCACCAGCATCAGCCGAGATCAGCCCAGGCTTACCCCCTTCAGCCGCCATTCCCACATTCTGGGATACATCGACGGA